CATTACCACAGTCTTTGATGTAGACAATAACCCATATTTTAATAATTCAGAAGATTTCACAAACCGTGAAGCATCTGTCACAGCGCTCGAAGATTCAAACAATCACGGCATCCAGTTTATCGCAAAATATCCTGGTGACTTAGGTAACAGTTTGAAGGTCGCATACTTACCATCTCAGTCTACTGGCGATAGTACATGGGATGCATGGACCTATAAAAGCAGCTTTGACGCTAAGCCCACAACTTCAGACTGGGCGACGAGCCGCAATGACTCAGGAGATGAGTTGCATGTCGCAGTGATCGATGAAGACGGTTTGTTTAGTGGTACTCGTGGAACAGTCCTCGAAGTATTCCCCAACTTGTCAGTCTTGCTAGATGCAAAAGACGGCCAAGGCCAAAGCATCTATGCGAAGGAAGTCATCAACGCTAACTCGCAGTACATCTATATGCTGAACTTTGATTCAGCTCAATCTGCAGCTGGCGCAGGCTTATCAACCTTTGGTACCGGTAGAACCTATAGACCCACTGTACCATCCGCGGTCGCTAAGTCTTTGTCTAATGGTACAAACAGCGGTTCTTTAGGCACTAGCGCTGGTTTGGCCGGATATGACCTGTACGAAGACAAAGATCAAGTCGAAGTCGATTTCATCATCGCACCTCAGACTTCAACCACAGACGGCTTGGCAACGGTTGTAAATGATCTAGTCTCTACTGCTCAGTCTACTCGTAAGGATTGTGTGGTCATCACCTCTCCGAACAGAGCTTCTATCGTCGGTGTATCGTCTGATGCGACTCGTGTCTCAAACACCGTGACTGCAGTTTCAGGCTTGACTAGATCGTCATACCTTATCGTAGATAATAACTACTTGAAGGTGTATGATAAGTACAACGACAAGTATGTGTTCATCCCTGCTGCATCGACCACTGCTGGTATCATGGCTGCTACGGACTATAACCGTGCTGCTTGGTTCTCTCCGGCTGGTTCGAGAAGGGGTCAACTGCTTGGCGTTACTGCTCTTGCATATAGCCCGACGAAGGCACAGAGAGATACTCTCTATAAGAACGGCGTTAACCCGATCGCTAACATTCCTGGTCAAGGCGTGTTGCTCTTCGGTGATAAGACGTTCTTGTCTCGTCCTTCAGCGTTTGATCGTATCAACGTACGTCGTCTGTTCTTGATCCTCGAAAGAGCGATCGGTAGAGCAGCTGAACAAGTCTTGTTTGAGTTCAACGACGAGTTCACTCGTGCAGAGTTCGTAAACATCGTAGAGCCAGTACTTCGTGAAGTACAAGGTAGACGTGGTATCACTGACTTCCGAGTCGTATGTGATGAGACCAATAACACCGCGGCTGTCATCGATCGCAATGAGTTTATCGCTAGCGTGTTCATCAAACCAGCTCGCTCGATCAACTATGTGACTCTGAACTTCGTGGCCGTCAGAACTGGCGTCGACTTCGAAGAAGTCGTTGGCACAGTTTAATCTAGCGTCATAGGAGAAATAAAATGGCAATTTTAGGAGTTGACGATTTTAAGTCAAAGCTCAGAGGCGGTGGCGCTAGACCTAACCTGTTTAAGGCGACCATCAACTTCCCAGGTTATGCTGGTGGAGATGCTGAACTGACTTCGTTCTTGTGCGAAGCAGCTCAGTTGCCTGGTTCAACGTTTGGTGTCATCAACGTACCGTTCCGCGGTCGTATCTTAAAGATGGCAGGTGATCGTACATTCCCTGAATGGACAGTCACCATCATCAACGATACTGACTTTCAGGTACGTAACGCGATGGAGCGTTGGATGAACGGTATCAATTCGCACTCAGCGAATACCGGTCTTGCAAGCCCAATCGCATACGAAGCTGATCTATTCGTTGATCAGCTTGATCGTAGCGGTAACGTGTTGAAGCGATATACTTTTAGAGGTTCATTCCCTCAAGAGTTGTCTGCGATCGACGTGAGCTATGCTGCGGTTGATGAGATTGAGCGTTTTCAGGTAACATTCGCCTATCAGTACTTCGAGTCTGATACGACGTCTTAATCGTTCGATAGATAGATCGGGGAGGAAACTCCCTGATCTTCAAAGGATTTTAAATGGCAGACAATAGATCGATTAAATTATTTGGTTTTGAGATAAAGAGGGCAAAGGATGGGTTAGAAGACCCAAAGAAAAAGCCGTCTATCGTTCCAGCGCGTGATGACGACGGGGCTGGCTATGTGACTGCCAGTGGTGCGTACTTTGGTCAGTATCTTAATATTGATGGTGATGAATCGAAAGACAACCATCAGCTGATCATGCAGTACAGAGGAGTCGCGACTCATCCTGAAGTTGATATGGCGATCGAAGACATCGTCAATGAGTCGATCAGTTCCTCAGAGCTTCAACAAAACGTTGATATTAACTTAGACAACGTTGAAGTTTCAGATGCTATCAAGAAGCAGATCAAAGAAGAGTTTGATAACGTATATGCTATGCTCGATTTTGGTGAGTATGGTCATGACATCTTTAAGAGATGGTATGTTGATGGTAGGTTGTACCATCATTTGGTCGTGAATGAGTCTAACCTCAAGGCAGGCATTCAAGAGATTCGTCCTATCGACGCGTCTAAGATTCGTAAAGTCAAACAGGTTAAGAAGAAGAAAGATCCTACATCTGGTGTTGAACTCATTGAAAACGTTGAAGAGTTCTACATCTATCAAGAAAAACCCGGCGCGCAAACAGGTGGTGTAAAGCTTACGAATGACTCTGTGAGCTATGTGACTTCTGGTTTGTTGTCAGAAGATCGTAAGAAGGTCGTATCATACCTGCATAAGGCACTCAAGCCTATCAACCAATTGCGTATGATGGAAGACTCGTTGGTCATCTATCGTCTTGCTCGTGCGCCTGAGCGTCGTATCTTCTATATTGACGTGGGCAACTTGCCAAAGGGTAAAGCTGAAGAGTACATGAAGAACATCATGGCCAAGTATCGTAATAAACTTGTCTATGATGCAAAGACAGGTGAGATCAGAGATGATCGTAAACACATGTCAATGTTAGAAGATTTTTGGCTTCCACGTAGAGAAGGCGGTCGTGGTACTGAGATCACCACGTTGCCTGGCGGTGAGAACCTAGGGCAGATCGATGACATCATCTATTTCCAAAAGAAGCTGTATCGTTCATTAAACGTACCTATCAATCGTCTCGAACAAGAAGCACAGTTCTCACTTGGTAGATCGACTGAGATCAACCGTGATGAGTTAAAGTTCCAGAAGTTTATCGATCGTATCCGTAGAAGGTTTGCGCATCTGTTCTATGGTGTATTGAAGAAGCAGTTGATCCTCAAAGGTATTATCACTGAAGAAGACTGGAACGAGTGGAAGAACGACATTGCTATCGACTATGTTCGTGATAACCACTTCACTGAACTACGTGATGCAGAGTTGTTACGTGAACGTGTCACGATGTTAGATCAGATGCAAAACTATATTGGTGAATTCTTCTCGAAAGAGTTCATCTATAAAAATGTCCTTATGTTTACTGACGATGAAGTTGAAGACATCAAGAAGCAGATTGAGGATGAGAAGAAGTCTGGTGAAATTTCTGATGGTGAGGAAGAGCAAGCACAGGGCGGAGCTCCTGGTCAAGCTCCTCAACCAGCAGCACAACCAGCCGGTGAAGAAGCAGGAGGATTCCCGACTGCACAAACAGAAAGCTTTAGGAGAGTTAAATGAATGATAATGTCAAAGAACTAATCCAATATGCGTTGGATCAGGACTATAATAAGGCGAGTGAAGTCTTTGGTCAGGTAATGACCATCAAAACTCAAGACGTGCTTGATCAGATGAAGGTCAACCTTGCAGGTCAGATCTATAATGGCCAAGAGGCAGAAGAAGATGATGATGCACTGGCTGATATGAGCGACGAAGAGATCGATGCAGAGCTTGAAGACGCTCCTGAGGTCGACGATGAAGATCTCGAGGTCGACGAAGAAGATACTGAAGAAGACGAAGAAAAGTAAAGTCTAAATTCATTTTATTATAAATAATTAGCAGAATGTCAAGATATGAAATCATTTCGTGACGTAAGAGGTAAGAAGGAAAAACCCGTTTATTCGAAAAAAATAAACGGTTTTTCGGTTGAAGTTCGTAAGAGTTCTGGCAACTTTGAAGCGTATGTCGATGGAGATATGCTTGATAGCTTTAGGACACAGAACGATGCAGTGAAAGCTGCTACGGAATTCATTAAACAATATAGGGATTAAGATGAAACTTATTGCGGAGTTTACAGATCAGCATATTGAAGTGCTGACCGAAGCCAAAGAAGGCGGTGGTAAGAAGTATACCATCGAAGGCATCTTTGCGCAAGCTGAACAAGCAAATAGAAATCATCGCATTTATCCCCGACAAATCATGGAATCTGCTGTTGGTAAGTATGTTACCGAGCAGGTTGCAAAAGGTCGTGCTGTTGGAGAGCTGAACCACCCGGAAGGCCCAACAGTCAACCTTGATAAAGTTTCGCATAAGATCGAATCCTTGGATTGGAGAGGAAACGATGTTATCGGAAAGGCCACTATTTTGGATACTCCAATGGGCAAGATCGTTCAAGGTCTGCTCGAAGGCGGTGTTCAACTAGGGGTTTCAACTCGTGGTATGGGAAGTCTAATGCGTCAAGGTAACGTGAATGTCGTCAAGAACGACTTTCTTCTGAACGCGATTGACATCGTGCAAGATCCATCAGCACCTGGAGCTTTTGTAAATGGGATTATGGAAGGTGTAGAGTGGGTCTGGAATAACGGTATCATTGAAGCTAGGACAATTGAAAAGATGGAGACTGAAATTAGAAAAGCTCCGCGTAAGGGACTCTATGAGGCCCAGGTTCGTGAGTTCAAAAATTTCCTCTCGTTGCTCAAAACTAGAAAATAAGGAGTCCTACATGGCTAAAGATCAGATGGATCAAGAAGTCGAGCTCCATGACGACAACGAAGTTATGGAAGAAGGCCACGATCCCAAAAATGCTGAAGCTCAGTCTGTAGCATCTGTTGCCGCTGCTGGCGATAAAGCACCTACTGCAAAGAAGTTGCCTAAGTCTAGCACGAAACAAGACCCAATGCAAAAACTTCCTGGTACCAAAGCTGGCATGATTAATGCTGCTTACACCAAGATGTCTGGCATGAAGAAAGAAGATCTTGCTATTCTTATGAGCAAGATTATGGCTGAAGAGACCGAAGGCGAAGACGCTGTTGTTGCTGAAGAGCAACAGATTGCTTATCAAGCCGACTTCTCTGATGACCTGAAAGCTCTTGTCGAGGGTGAAGCTACACTGTCTGAAGAGTTCAAAGATAAAGCTGAAGTTATCTTCCAAGCTGCGATTAAATCGAAGCTGAGCGAAGAGATCGACAGACTCGAAGAGAAGTACAACGAAGAGTTGGCTGAAGAAGTCAAGTCTACGAAGGAAGATCTCGTCGAGAAAGTTGACAGCTATCTGAACTACGTTGTTGAAAAATGGATGGAAGACAACAAAGTCGCTATCCAAACCGGTCTTCGCACTGAGATCGCTGAGAAGTTCATGACTGGTCTGAAAGACCTGTTCACTGAGTCTTACATCGAAGTTCCCGAAGGTAAGGTTGACCTGGTTGACGAATTGGCTGAAACAGTTGATGATCTTGAGCAGAAGCTCAACTCAACTACTGCTGACGCTATCCGCATGGCTGAAGAGCTCGAGACTTACAAGCGTGATGCTATCATCCGCGAGTCTGCTCGTGACCTCGCCGAAACACAAGTTGAGAAGCTGAAGTCTTTGGTTGAAGACATCGACTTTGAAGATGCTGAAACTTTCGCTAAGAAAGTCCAGACCGTCAAAGAGTCATACTTCACGAAGAAGTCTGCTACCGAGTCTGCTCAAGAGATCCAAGAAGACGAAGACGGTGAAACCGTTGTCGCTCCTACTGGTTCGATGGCTCAGTACCTCTCAGCCTTGAAGAAAACTGCTAATAAGTAAGGAGTAATTCCAAATGCAACAGTCTTATGACAAGCTCATTGAAAAATGGGCACCGGTCCTGAACGAAGAGTCAGCCGGATCAATTAAGGATTCACACCGTAAAGCTGTTACGGCTCAGATCCTTGAAAACCAAGAACGTGCTTTCGCTGAGCAGCGTGCCCAAATGGGTATGTTGTCGGAAGCCCCCACCAACGTTACCACGGCTGCCGCTAACTGGGATCCCGTGTTGATCGCTTTGGTCCGTCGTGCTATGCCTAACCTCATGGCTTACGACATGTGCGGCGTTCAGCCGATGACTGGCCC